GAACTTAATGAAACCCCCGAATTTAACTTCATAAATGACTTTTTTGTAAAGTCTTGTATAATAAAATTGTGAATATTAGAGATAAAGAGAGTGCTAAGAATTTATACTTCATTCACAGATTTCTACCAGCATCTATTGCTAAACTATTTGGAGTTTCTCATGTAACAATTCTTAATATAGTTAATAAAAACAAAGACGTATCAATTGTTTCAGATACTGAATGTTTACTTTGTGGATTGGATGACTGCCAAAACTTCTATATAGATGGAAACCGCTCAAATAAAAATCCACAAAATATTATAATGCTTTGTGAAGCAGACAGAAGAAGAATCAGGGCGCTTCAGTTAAGAAAGAGGAAGGGATTTATTCAACCGGAATTTGAATCTGGTGTGCTTTAAGTTTCCTTTGATATTCTCGGGGATTATTGGTTCTAAGCAACCTTGCTTCATTAGCATCAGTAATTACTCCTGCTTGTTTATGCTCTTCTCTTTCTCCTCCTCCACCTCTATTAAATAAACTCCTTCTTTCTTTTGGCTTAGACGGAATTGTATAAAGAAAAGCATTTAGTAATACATCTATCTCGACTCCTCGATGAGTTGCCTGCATAGCATACTTTCTAAACTCTGCTTCATGACCACTTAGTGATAAATACTCAGGTTTACCGTCAGTGGAGTCAATAAATCCATCAATTGTCGTAGCCCACTCATCAATTTTTAATGCAGCTTGATTTGCAGCATTAATCATCTCAAATCTTCGTTCATCTCTTAAACTCTTCTTTGCAAATATTCGCTCAGTCTCGGTCATCTGATCCCAATTCAAACCATCTTTGGCCACTGCTTGTCTAACTTCTTCTTCAGTTGGTTCCGGCAATTTAGAAGCTTCGTCAATTTTTTGTTTTAGTTGCTTGTCTTTCTCGGCAAGTATTTGAGCTTCTGATTGTTGAGCACGATAGCGTTTATCTTTCTCCTCTTGGGTTTCCACATGAGGAGTCGGAGTCTCAGGTTCTATTGGAGTTTCTTCTGGTATTTCTTCCTCTTCTGGATTTTCTTGAGTAACTGGCTCAACATCATCATCAGGAAGTTTCTCGTCTTCCGGAATTGGAGTATTACCATCATCTTCTTCAACTACCGATCTATCATCTGGAAGTGCTTCCTCTGGGGGAACTGGTTGATTTATAACGTCTTCCAATTCTGGATCTTTTTCACCTTTATTTCTGTTACTATTTATTGCCATATGATTTGCGCTTCTTGCCTAATTGCAAGCTAACGACTTATTTCTTAACTTCCTCAACCTTAAAAAGACTTGCAAATATTCTTCTTTGATCAGATGTCAAATAACTTCTTCTAGCTCTAAGAAATTCTTTGTCTTCATCAGTAAGTGCAGTTGGATCCAACTTGACCAATCTATCAAAGATTTCTTGTGCTTCCGGATTCATAATACAAATATAAATCTTTTAGCACTCAAAGTCAAGCCTTGCCAGCTTTGTGAGCTTTTAATTTATTCTGATAAGCGTTTATTGCAGCTCCTTTCCCATACTTTGCTTCTATCTTCTTAAAGTTACCTGTCGTTTTTGTTCTACCTAGCGCTCTTACTGCTGCTCTGCCATGCGCTCCTTTTGGTTTGTGTCCTTTAGAAACTGGTGTAAGTTTTACTTTACCTTTCTTTTTAGCAAACATAGGTTTCATTTCTTTTCCCGACATTCCTGGTTTTGCCATCATATTAATCACCACCTTTATTGACTTACTTTAACACGATTGATATAAGCATCAAGAGCTGCTTTAGCTTTATCCGGTCGAAGGAGGATCGCTTCAATCACAACTAAGTTACGAAGTCTCGCTTTTAAATAAAGGTCTTTCCTATCTCTTTTCGGATAATTAGCAAGTTCTGATTCAACTCCTTCACGCATTGCAATAACACCTCGCTTAACATCTTCAATCGTAATTGCAGTCTTTTCAACCTGTTCTACCCATTTATTAAGAGTTTCTTTTTCAACAGAAGTAAGATCATCATAATCTTTAATTCCAAAAGCTTCTAAGATTTGTTCAAACATATTATGCAGGCATTGGCACTTGTGCCGGTTGAGCAGTTTGTGCAGGTAACATCATCTGTCCATTTTGAGGTTGCCCGCCCATCATTGCCATATTTTTCATCGCCATCTCATCTTCTTTCATTACTTCAGATATTTCAGAAGCAGATAAATCAGCAAATTCAAGAGATTTCTTTTTAATAATCGTGTCCAAAGTACTGTTGGCCGGCATTAAACTTTTTGTATAATTAAGTTTCTGAAGTGAATCAGCATCTTGTGCCAATTGATCTTGCTTCATTTTAACTTCACATTTCCAACCATTATTTGACTTCCAATCTTCGGAACTAATCGTTTTGGAGTATTGTTTATTACTCAATCTTCCTTTTTTACTTATAGTCATCGGGTCTATAAGATCAGGAGCTGCTTCTAACATCTTCACAAACTTTTCTCCAAAATCTTCCCAAGACGCCGTGTAATAAACAGCCATTGATTTAACTCTTTCTTTTGCATTGCTCAAAAGAAGCTGAACTTCACCAAGAGTTACCTGCTGTTTTTCTTCAACTCCCTGTTGAAACGTAGTAGCTGCAGAAGTTTGTTGAGCAATAGTCTGAATAAATTCCATCTCCTTCAATGTATCTTCCAAATCAGGAACTGGAACATTCATAATAGCATCTCCAAGTTTTCCATTCGCGGCAACAGGAATCGGATACCATCCCCAAGGAACAGGCTCAAAAGTTTGTGGAGTGAATCCTTCTGGGCCAAGAGATGAATTATAAAAATTCATACCATAATTACGAAGCGTTCTATTTTCAACCATCTGACTAAACCAAGAGTTCATAACTTTATTAAGTGTTCTAAGTGAGTCAGCAACACCGTCACTCCAAAAGTCCGTCCTTTCTGATTCATCACCCCAAGTAGTCGCCGGAAAATGATTAGTCCAGTAATGATCTTTTGTTTCTCCTATATAACTTTCAAGAGGAGCAGAACATAGCACTTCCATGTCTTCAGCGGTAGTTAGATAAGTTATTTCATCACGCCCGGTCTTTTCATTCGGTTCAAAAATATACCAGTCGTTTAATTCAACATAAGTTTCTCCAAGAGTCGGGGCCCACACATCAATAACACCCATTGACGCCATCTTGCGATTCTTCTCAACCCAATCTAATTGATTTTCGGTAGCCCTGATAAGTCCCGCTTTAGTACCCAAAAATGTCTCAAGACGTGCTACAGCCTTCTGATCATATCGTTTTTCGAGTTTAAGAGAAGATAGTGGTTTATATATATGCTCGCGAATTAAAAATCTCGCACTATCAATATCAGTTGGATCTACATAACGGTCAATTAAAACATCATCCGGCGCTACAATCTCATATACAAATCTGCCATTTTCAATATTCAAAAACTTAAAACTTCTTCCAAAAAGCATTACTTGACGTTTATCTACAATATCTTTAAGAATTGTCTCGTTTTCAATTGAAGATTGATGCCAATGCTCATTGTAATAAACTTCAGCTTGATCATTATTATCTAAATTAACAAAATAGAGAATAGGAGGATCATCAATATCCTTGAGAAGTGTTTTTATTGAAGATTTTATAAGAGGAATATTAACTGATTGTCTTTGAGTTAAACGATTCAATTGAACTTTATCACGATAAAGAGTGTAGTTATCAGTCCAGTCCGGCTGCCTTCTTCTTCTAAATAAAAATGCACCATGTTTATTAACTCTGAGTTTCTCAAGAAGATCAGCATTAGGATTCACAAACTCTTTATCATCACGAGTAGAAGGCGTTATCTGAGGAATATAATCTTCCATTAAAAACATTATATCATCTACCCAAGATTTTCAAAGTAAGGTTTAACTCCTCCAAAAGAAGTTGGTTGTACATATTTTTTCCTTTCCCTAAAACTATCAATACCATAACGTATTGCATCCATTGGATTACTCCACTCATGGATCGCATCATCCGGAACATTGGTTATTTTTCCATTAATATCAGTTATGAATAAATAGTTTCTATAAGCTTTTAATGTTTTGATGCTTTGTTTTGTAATATAAATTTTCTGACCTTGAATAAACTGTATTCCTTGACTTACACTGTCAGCGCCTTTGACTGCACCAATAATCTGGACTCCATAATTATTTATTTCATCAATAGATTTAGGTTCTGCACTATCAGCAATTGTAAGTATCTTCTGTTGATTCAAAAGGATATCTGCAATTGTCCGATTACTTAAACCTTTCTGATAACATATTTCGTCAATTACAAATCCTTCGTTATACTTATATATATTTTCAATTACTGTCGGATCATGAGTATACCCAAAATCTAAGCCACGTCTTACTAATTCTGCTTCTCTTGGCAATTCATCCAATTCTACCCAATCTTTATAAATACGACCTTCAATAACTCCAAGTTGCCCAAGTCCGTAAACCTGCCACCACATTTTATTATTTTTATGAGATTCTATTTCCCTAATAGTTTCAATATCAAGTGCTTCGTTGTCCTTATAAGTTAATGTTATAAAATCAACATCTTCACGAACTGGAAGTATATCTGTATAAAACCAAAATTCGTTTGTAGGGTTCCAATCTAACCAAACAACTTCGCGGGTACGAACCATGAGTTGATCAACTATGTTATATGCCATATTATTCCCTTCATTCACAAACAACCAATCACGTCTAGCTCCATGTGCCTTTGAATAAGTATCAAATGTTGCAAATTCCATTTTATTTCCAGTCTCAAATGTATAAGCGTGTTTTGTGTCGTTCCAACGTTCATCCTTCCAATAACCTCTATCCTTCATAATATTTTGAAAATCAAGAATAGCGCCTTTAAGCAAATGAGGATAACTCTCAGACGTAACAGTACCTAATTTATTTTGATTATTTCTGGATTGTGAATAATCAATACCCCAGATAAGTATTGATACAGTTTTACTTGCTGAAGTACCACCGGCAACTGCTCGTATTCTTTTCCTCAAACTAAATATCTTTTGAGTAGCTGAAGTATCTTGAAATCTAAACTGCTTCTGATT